CATCAAGTGAAACAAACAACAATCTTGCAGCAGAAGAAAGTGTAGCAGTAGTACCATCTACAATCTCAAAACCTGCAGACCAAGTACCTGTGTTAGTATGCAAAGTATTATCAGCATCAATAGCTTGATTAATAGTGTGCAACAAGTTCTTATCTACTGTATAGGTTACAGCAGTACCGTTGTATGTACCTACAGGAATAGTGTCACCTACAGCTAAAGAACCCATAGAAGCAGCTTCATTAGCAGCAGTATCAATAGCCAATACAATAAATGGCTTAGTACCACCAGTTCCAGTTACGGTTCCTACAGTCTTAGAAAACTTGTTTAATTCAGTTACTAAGTGTGACAACATAGTAGAATGAGTAGGAGTAGCTAGTGACTTATCGTAAGATACACTAAATACTTCTTTGTTCATTCCGTAAGTAATATCACCTCTAGTTGATTGCATAGTAACAACCATCTGATAAGTGGTATCAGCATCAAATCCTGCTAAAGTATCAAGCTGTACTACTTGATAGGTAGGTAATGCATACTCATACTTACTAACACTTAATACATTACCTTTCTTTAAAATACCAGACTTTTCAACATCTGGATATCCTGTACCAAAAGGGTCAACATTATACAATGCTGTTGAGTTAGGAGTACCTTGTACAATCTGAATAGCATCAGCTGTATTGTCATAAGCTAAAGTAGGTGACTTTGCATCTACAATACCTGCTTCATATTCAGTAATGTTATGCGCAGATGGGCTACTAATCAAATTACCAGTGCTAGGAGCATCTGTCTTCGCATAAATAAAATCTACAATTTGCCCTGTTTGGGCTGAGTTTTTTCTCATTTTATTAACGTTAATTCGTTACCAAACTGTTCACTTTTTGTTGTTGGAGTTGAACACCTCCTACATTCATTAATATTCTATGTGCTTCTTGTACTGCTAATTCTACTATAAGTCGCCTTACAGTATAGTCAGTTATTTCTAAGTCTTGTGGACTACTTTCGCTGTTTAAATATTGGTCACAGTTTTCTGTACATTCAATGTATTCAGCAGTATCATAACCACCAAAGAATACAGGTTTAGGGTATCGTACATAAGTAATATTTAACGCACTTATATCCCAATTATCCTCTGCATGTACAATCAAATCGTTATTCTCTAACATACCTACAAGCCTTAACCATTTTTTAGATGGCTTTTGAAACTCATCTCTAAGTATGTCACTAATACGACCATGACCAGTAATTTCAAAATCAATCGCACCACAGTCTGTAGCAGCATTTACTCTTTTTAAATGCCAATACTTATTTTGTAGAGAAGATAAACTAACTTTATACACAGAACTAGAAACTCGAACAGTTGGTATCGATTCAGTGTATATTAATGGTGATAGCCAATCAAGTCTTTGTGTATGACTTTCATCAGCAAAAAATGATTCACCAAATACACCTACAGCGTCATTTAAACGCTCGTCTATCTCCATAGGCGTTAAATCACGATAGTTATCGCTGTCTAATTTATTAAACCTTTGTTTAAATTGCCAATGAAGCTTTAATACACTCATTTAAGTCTGATTCCTTTTTCTACTAACTCATCTTTATAGTCTGTAAAATAGTTGCTTAAGTTCTTTTCTTTCGGATTATACTTTTCTTCTTCTTCTAACATAAAGGCTCTAAATGCTTCTTGGTTACGCCACTTGTAAACATTAGGTTCACCAGACTTGCTTTTCCAATATAACTGCCCTTTGTCAAAGAATAGTACGTTAGCATTTAAGCCTTGTTGTACTAGATAATCCATTTCAAACAAATGCGGACTATTTTTAAACTTGCCGTATAAGTCAATAAATGTGTTAATATTATCTCTCTTATCTTTTGTCTTTGCTTTTATAAACCTATTCAACTGGTCATATACAACAGAAGGAGGAACCTCACCTTTAATTAAAGGTACGTTAGACTTAGTTATAGTTTGTATACCAAACTGATATAACTTAAATTCTGGGTAGTTACGCTTAACATCAAATAAAGCTGATACTGCTTCATTTTCTATTTCATCTACCTTAATTCTGTCAAGTTCTTCTTCGTTTTCTTCCGCTATATACCACCTGTGTGTATTAGGGTTAAAAGTTTTATCGACTGCTACATCACTTCTATTCTTTAATAGTTGTATAGCTAATCGACCTCTACTTGTATCTGATGAAAACACATTTGCTCCATCATACATAATTATTTCAAACTGCTCAATATAACTACGCTCCTTCTCTCCACCACCAAACAAATTACCAGGGTTTAAACTGTCATACTGTATTCTAGAAGAATAGTAGTCAGGTTCAACACCATCCATAACTTCATACAAAGTTTGTCTAGATATTTTATCCTGCTCTACTATTCTGTCCAGATAGTCATCCCAACTGTTACTTAAACTACGTTGGGACTTTAATGTCATTATATCCATTCCCTTAAAATCATTATCTACCATTTCTTCTAACCCTGTCTTATATTTGTTTTTAGCACGGTCTGGTTGAAAGGGTAAAGATTCTACAGCATTCTTAGCTTTAGTCTTACCACTTACATGACCTGTGTCTACAAACGTTTGTGTAGTGGGGTCAAATACTTTTACTGGTGTCAAATGTCTTCTCTGCACACTCTCTCGTGGCACAGGCTTTACAATAATTTTTAATGGATTCATAGCGTTTCGTGCTAATTTTAGTTAGTTATTTATGCGTTATAAGGCATAGTCAATACTCTTGACATATCCCAGAAGTTAATACCAAATGATGTACCTCTGTAAATACCTGCTTGCTTATCAAGAACAGCAACGTTTTCGCCATTCTTCTTAGCACCGCTGTAAATATCGTATACATTAGATACCATGAAATATTCTTCGTAAGCTTCTTCATATACACCTACGATGTTACTTCTTGATGTAGCAGATGCAGGAGCAGCATCAGTCTGTCCTAAATCTAAACAATCAAAAGTAAATGATTCATAAGAATAATGTGTTCCAGGTACTTTTTCTGGATAGTAACGTGGATTATCCTTGGTTGGGTCATACATTACCTTAATAGTAATACCGTTAGGCATAAGCACTTCTGTAAACTGCGCACCAAACTTCAATGCGTTAGGTGTAATTTCACTTTCTGCTCTACCTACAAAGTAGCTATCAACCAAAGTAAATGGTGCAAGTCCAGCTTCTTCTTTTACAAGTCTGCTAAACATTTCAATACCACCTTTACCTGTCTTCAATACAACTACAGGCTCTCCTACACTATATCTTGTAGTAAATACATCTTGCAACTTCTCATAGATGTTGTAAAGTGTCAAACTACCATTGTGTGGTCTGTAGTGTCCATCTTTTCTTAACTGTCTCCAACCTGGTGCTACCTTCAATGGTCTTCCAGTTTCTGGGTCAACAGTTACTTCATTACGACCAAATTCAGCCATAAAGTTCTTATCCTCATTAATTCTTTCAGACAATCTAGCTTCTGCCATTGTAACAAAAGAACCTGTTGGTATCTTCTTACTTGTAGTTTTGTCTTTAAGACCTGGCTGATATACATAACCAACTCCAATAGCATTACCATCAGAGTAGCTACCACCTCTACCACTAATACCATAAGACAAACCTGCAGACTTACCACCCATTTCAAGTCTGATAAACTTATCAGTAACTTCTACTTTTCTTCCTAAGTAACCAATGTGTGACTGTAACTCAAATACATTAGCAAAGTAATCTCCACCATACTTGTAGTTCAATTCATCACTAGTTGATGTACCACCATCAATTACTCTACGACCTGCTTCAAAATAAGTAGCATCAATAAAAGAAGAAGGATTACCATCCTGCAACTTAACTGTATACTGCCATTCGTTAGCACTAATCTGTACAGGGTGTCCAATAATTCTTAATAAAGGCGCATCGTGAGATTCAGTCTTTAATAATACTGGCTCATGAAACCAACCTCTGTCTAAATAAATCTGAAACTCAGAATTACCAAGACCAGGATAAGTTAAACCTGCATCAATACCTCTTGTAAGTCTAGCATCAGCTTCTACATCTTCTGCTAATCTCCAACAGTAATCATTTTTACCAGGGTCAGTTGACATCATGTTTCCTTGTGCAGCTGTTAACCATACCCAAGGCTTGTTAATAATGTTACTTTCAATTTCAGATGAAAATAACTGTGCATCAACCATACCAAAATAGGTTGGCCCATAACTTCTAAATAACTCAGCATGTGTAAAACTATCTAGATATGAACCTCCCCAACCTTTTCTTGCAACTTTTTCAAGTGCGCTTCTACGTCTTAACATTTTTAATTAGTTTTTTCAAATTGATTAAAGAATCCGCTTTGTTGCGATGAAGCAACGTTGTTTTTACCAGATTTTACTTTTGATAATATGCTGTCAAGTTTTGCTTTCTTTGCATTATCCTTCATTTCTAAGTTTTTCTTACTTTCTTGTTTTAGTTCTAAATCTGATAAATCAAACTGTTTTGTTTCAGGGTTAAACCTGCTATATATGTCTGCTAACTGAATAACTGCCATTGGACTTGACTGTATCATTGCATTTATTTCCTCCACTTTTGCAGGCTGTAAATGCTGTACAATCTGTTGTTTCTTATCTTGTTGCCAAGGCAAGTTTTTTAATTCAGTGTCAATATTCTTGTAAAACTGTTTTACTTGTTGTTCTCTTTCTACTTTTTGTTGCTTTAACTGTTCTAAACGTTCTTGCTTAGTTTGTTCTGCATTTTGTACATCTTCTTCAAACATTTCTTTAGCTGTATCAACTAAAGAGTCATCATCTTTTAATGTCTGCAAATACTTTGCTAATCTTGATTCGTCTTTAAACCCAGTTGTACCTCTTAACTTATTCTCTAAATAAGTATAGGCACTGTCTTCATCATCAATATTAGTAGTAGGTGTATCACTAAGTAGTTTTACTATTTCATCTTTAGTAGCGTTTTCGCCTAAATAAAATAGTGACTTAGCAATATCTCTAGCATCTGGATGTAAAGATTCAGCAGCCTGTAAAAAGTATTGCTCTGGTAAGCTTTCTATAACCCCTTGTAAATTTTCTACGGTAGGTTTAAAGCCATCATTCTTTGCAACAATCTGATTTTCAAGTAACAGTTCATAGAGTGCTTCTACTCTATCGTCTACTTCTTCAGCATTTTCATTGCTAGGTTCTTCAGTTTCAACATCATCAACATCAGGTTCTTGTACTTCAGCGTCAGTTTCACTAACGTCATCAATTTCTTCAATTGCTTCATTTTCTATTTGTTCTATTACTGGTGTTGGCTCATCTGCCGAAACTAAATCATCGAATAACGACTTTTCTTGTACATTTTCCATATTAACGCAAATTTAGTTATAATAATTTCAATATATAAAAGGTTAATAATCAATAATTACATTTACTATTTAACCTAAAATTTTTCTTCTTTCACTCTCTAGCTTTTCTCTTTCTAACTGCCTATCTTTAGCCTTTTCCTCTTTTTCATGTTCTATCTTCATCTTTTCCTTTTCTATGCTATCATTAACTTCGTTTTTATTAATGTCGTGTTGCATAGCAAACTTCTGCACTTCAATCTCACTTCTTTGTAAGTTCATTTCACCTTGTGCTTTAATTTGTGCTAATTTACCTTGTAGTTCTAGGTCAGCTTGATACTTGGCTAATTCCATCTGCTGTTGCTTCATTTGTTGTTGCAACTGTTCTTGCTGTTTCTGTATGTTCTCCTTCATCTTACGCTGCTTTTCTGCTTCTACCTGTATAATTTTGTGTGCTTCTTCTACACTATTAGCAGATGTAAGTGATTTAAGTACAGCAGATAATGATTCTACGCCTTCACCTGCATTTTGTGCAATAGCGTGTATAGACTGTAACATCATCTGGAAGTATATTTGGTCTTTACCACTATCAAACAAATACAGTCCAATGTCTTCTAACATTTCTACATTCCTATCTGTAACTTCTAACAACTCTTTAGTACCATCTGGTAAGATATACATAAACTGATGTTGTTTAAGTGTAGGATTATTCTGAAATAAATTCTTGATATAAGTCTTAAGATTAAACATGTGTTCGTTTAAACAATATGACCATACCTTATCTATAAAATAAAACAATGTTTGTGTAGCTAGTGTAGATTGTACTAATGCTTGTCTGTTATCTGTAACATTTGTACCTGGACTTACTTGTGCTTCTCTTTGTGGTGGTATTCCCATCATCATACCTGTTTCTGCACTAAGCATACTAGCCAACTGCTGTAAGTTAATAAGTTGTGGCGAAGTATCTACCATATTGTAACTTACACCTGCACCTCTAGTAGATGGTAATGGCATACCATTTGCAGTTCTACTACCGCTATAATATCTAGTTTTAGTTTTTCTAGCAATTACATCTGCTGTTAGTAGTCTGTCTTGTCCTTGTTGTGGATTACCTTCTGCATCTAACGCTAATTCATCTGGCACTTGGTCTACATCTACTACTCTTTCCATACCTACATAAGCAGCAAGTTCTCTGTCCTGTACTCTTTTTACAGACATATATTGAAAAGCAGATGGTAATGCTCTTTGCATCATGCTAATAGTCTTAGCGTTTCTACTATTTAATATACCGCCTTTGTAACTTAACTCAAACCTTGACCACGGGTCTTCACCATAGTCTGGTTGGTTAGGTACAAGTCTAGCATCTACAATAATATCATTACCTAGTTTGGTAACTTCGTATCGTCTTGGTATCCAAAGTATTTCTGCTTCATAGCTGTTACCCATTTCATCTGTCCACATATACTTTTCATCTTCTTGAAACCACTTATTAGTGTACTTAATCTTATCCGCATAACTAGGAATAATATCAGCTTTTTTATCAAGTGTAATAGTAATGGGTTCATTATATTCGTCTGTAACAGTTAAGAACACTACTTCTTGAAATGCTTTAAACTCTAAATGTACACGCCATAAAGTAGATGTAAAATTAATATTAGTTAGTGATGTACCTTGATGTAAACCTACACCTTTTTGTGTACGCTCACCTAAAGTTTCTAACAATGACAAATACCTAGTATGGTCAAATACAGGTTCTGTCATGTGTCTTTTATCAATAGC